GAGGTTTAATCGTTTGTCCATGTGAGTTTGCATGACAGTTAAGTTTAATCTGTCCCTCAACTGCTGAACCGTCACCCTTTACTTCTACAATCTGTGTTGCAGAGTCTAATGAAAGATTGCCAGATGCAGTTGTTACATCTCCACCAACAATAGGTGAAGTTAAAGTTTTGTTTGTAAATGTTGTAGTACTTGCCGCAGTTACCAAAGTTGCAGAATCACTCAAGTCCGTACTTGCAATTGTGATTGCAGCAGAACCATCGAATGATTTTCCAGCAATGTTCACTGCAGCTGCAAGAGCAGTTGCCGTTGCAGCGTTACCTGTAGTAGAACCAGAAGTTCCAGAACAGTTGCCTGTCACGTTACCAGTGAATACACCAGCGATTGCTCCAGTACCAGTAATAGTTGGACTTGTTAAAGTTTTGTTTGTTAGTGTTTGTGACGCAGTAAGGAGAGTAACAGTATCAGCAGTAAGTGTAGTTCCATCACCAAGTTTAGTGTAGACTTCTACAAAGTTATCATTGACCTTGTCACCACCAGTGCGTAAAGAATCACCAGTACCGTCATTTGCGGTAGTACCTAATCCTAATGCTTGATATGCCATGTTAGTTTTCCCTTAATTTCTTTATATTATTTATAAGACTTCTATATCAGTTTGTGTCAAAAGTTCTTACATTATCATCAAATTCTACATTATCTGAACTAAATCTCGTACCAGCAGAAGTAACTAAAATCTGACTTGGAGGAGGAATATTCACTCTTGTATTATATGCACTTTGTGGTATGATATATTTATCAATATTGTCAAATGAATCATTTGATGAATCCATTGTTGTTGTCGTTGAATCAAATTCATTTGTGTTAGTTGCCTTCACAGAAACTTGATTAATTCTATATTGTCCCCACTGGTCTATAGTATACAAGTCACGAGATTGATCTGAACTTCCAGTTGCACTTCTAGTTAAGCCTGGATAGTTTGGTATAGTTTCTGAAGTTCCGATTGGTGGAACTGCAAATGCATACTTAGGAAGATTTGACAACCTATTACCAGAGTTATGAGAACCCCTATTAGTTCTTAGAACAACTGTATAATCTCTAGTCAGTGTAACATCTCTTTGCCCACTTGTCAAGTCAGAAGATAATGCAACTCCCACACCAGCATTGACTCTTGCAGTCGAATCATTTATAGTACCTAAACGTCTACCAAATATTGTAGTGAATAGGTTAGTGAATGTAGATGCAAGTTCTGGTGAGTATGTATCATCTCCATAGTAATCACCAATTGAACCAGCAGTTGGAGTTTGAATTGTTGCAGACACTAATGTTGAGAATGAAACTTCTCCAAATACATTCCAACCAGCAGGGTGAACAGAACGTCTTACCGACTCTCTCCACTCATTGATTGATTGTCCAATACGAACCACATAAGAATAGTCTTGATAATAGAATGAGTCTTGAACTTTCATTTCAGATTCAGACACCTTACCTTGGTCGTTTATAAAACTACCAACGGTTTGTCCAACTGTTCCAATTGTTGATGTTGCTTCTGCATGTGTAGATTGGAATACTGTTGCAGTTGCACCAGTAATAGATTGTATTGGGTCATCCTTATTAAAATCTACAGTAGTATCAAGTTCCAAAATATTTGTTGTTGGGTTGAAGTTTACAACCACACCATTATGACTTACTAGTGTATCACCAGCAGTAAAAGAACCAGATACATTCTTAACTAATATATTTCTATTGAGTGTAAAGTTTGGAGCAGATGCATAATCCAAACCAAAGTTAGTAATTGAGATTCCCTCAATGTGTCCAACCATTGGAGTTTGTGTTGATGCAGAAAATAGACTTGAACCAGTACCACTTGTAGTTGCACTATCAGAAACTAAAGGTAGAGTTAAAAACCCATTACCTTTATTAACCATTTCAATCTTAGTAATCTCACCAGCTTCAGATGCAACACCCAAATCAGTAAAGGTTTGTGCTTCGATTACAATCTGTCCACCATCTTCCATTACAAGATGATCTAGTTCACCAACAGTTTCTTCTTGGTTGACATAGAACCTATCTTCTGTTATAATAGACTCACCATCTTCACTTATAAAATGGTCTGGAGCAGTTGATTGTTCTAGATTTAATCCACCACCAACTACAGAAATCCTTGCACGAACATCTTTACCTTCAGTGTTGTCTACATTAAATCTAAGTTCTTCACCAGCACTATATCCTGTACCACCATTCTCAATTAATATTTCATCAATAGAACCAGCACCAGCAGATTCAACACGAGCAGTTGCTGCATTGTTTCCAGAACCACCAGTTACACGAACAGGGTCACTTGTAGAATAATAAGCACCACCAGTTGAAACAGTTCCTTCAACAACAATGGATTTGATAATACCAGAGATTTCTAAATCTAATCCAGTATCAATTGTAGTTCCAGATTCACCAGATTGGAATGTTCCAGTAACAGAGTTCGCATCTAGATTCAATTCAGCAATCTGAGTTGCGCCTTCTCTAAACTTAATAACAGTTGCAATGATTGCTGTCGCACCAGATGTTTCACCAGTGATTGTTTCACCGATTGCATTATTGAAATCTGAAGTTCCAGTTTCAACAATACGAATAACTTTATCTGTAGTCCACTTACCGTCAGATGGGCGTAATAGATTATCTCTAGGATAAGCAATAGTTGCTTCTTCATCAAAGAGAATACGGAAGAATAATTTGTGTCCCTTTTCTGTACCCTTTGCAGCGTACATGTCTTTAATGTTTTTAATTAGTTTTCTTTTTGATAAACCGTCTGCAACCGTGTTGGGCATTGCCTCCATAAAGGAGTCTCTAAATTTATCTAAGAATGAATATACTGTATTATCAACATCTGCGTACTCAAGAAGTTGTTGGATGTTTTGTACAGGGTTTGCACGATATGATGAAACAGTTGATGATGCACCAGATGTGCTACCAGTGATTGTTTCACCTGTCTCAAATAATTGTTGAGATGTGATGAACAATCTATTGTTACCGTCAAAGTCATCTACAAGAACACGAGCAGTTGCGTTAGTTATTGAACCAGTGATTGTTTCACCAGCAACAAACTTACCCACAGACTCTTCAAGGACAATATTCTCACCTGTCTCATCTAAGACAAAGTTCTTTGTAAGAGTTTCCTCTACAAGAAAGTCATTAGAACCAGTAAGAGTAAGTTCTCCTGCTTCTAAGAATTCATAATAATATTTTAAGAATAAAGAAAAGAGTGCGTGATCTTCCCGAACAAAGTCTGGAAGTTGTGACTCAATATGAGGAGATACCTTATTCTGTAATGTAGGTGTACCCGACATCTATTAATTCCTAATAAGAAGAAGTAGTGGTATATCCAGTTCCAGCAGAAGAACCGCCAGACTCGATTGTATCTACTTCAGCAGTTACCGTTGAATTTGCAAAATCAATTTCCACTAGTTGGTTTCTAACAGGAACAATATCATTCGACTTTGGTTGTGTTATAATTTCAATACTATTTGTATTTACCGTTGATGTAATAGTTAGAGAGGGTAGAGTAATTAGTCCTGTAGAATAATTAATAGTTCCAACTGCATCTCCCACATATGTTCTTGTAGTACCACCAACATTATAATATGTACGAATGTTACCAGCACCATCATCATCTAAGTATACTGTATTTGAGTTTCCGCTTATTGTAAATCCTGTTGAAGAAACGATGCCTCCCATAAGCGAGTTGTGTCCAGAATGTGGATTATACAATGCATTAGAAAAATCTAAAATATATTGTGACGGAGCATTTAATACTGGAGTAATTGTTTTTGATATCTTTAATGTTGTAATGTTAGAAAGAATAGAACTATCTGTTGCATCAATCAAACGTGAAAGTTTTGAAAATCTAAAGATACCATCGAACTGTGCTAAGTCAGATTTATTATAGTTTGTCAATGTTGTTATAACATTTGTTCCTATTGTTGTTGCTGTCTTTGTTGTAGACTTGGCATCATACTTAACAGTTGATGTTAATCTCAACTTTGTAGTTTCTGGGTCAACAATTGTAGGTCTAACAGATGCAATATTATATCCATCCAAGAGTTTAACAATACTATCTTTTTGTGCTTGTGTTAATGTGATACCAGACTTTGTTTTAATCGCAAGATATACTTGTCCATAACGTGGAGGGTTATTATCTTCACCACCCCAAACTTGGATTGCGTCTGTGTCTGCATAAACTTGCGGTACGATTGTTTTATAATCTTGTGTTGTTACTGCTCTACCCTGTGAAGAATAATCAAGAGGAGCATTAAATTTTATTGATTCTATTGTCTCTGCTTCTGCACCACCAGTTGCTCTAACTAATGTGGAGATTGAAATATCAGTCTCACCAGAAACGGAAGTTCCACTGAATACAGTTGCACCGTTTGCTTTACCTTTGTTCGTAACAATATATTCTAGGATTACAATATTACCATCAGATGGTTTTGTTCCTATAACACCATCACCAAAGTAAACTTCAAACTTTCCGTCTGCAACTTCTTGTAGGAAGTAAACATTAGATGAAGCTTTAACTTCTGATATATCTTTTGCAAGAGTATAAGTTGTAGTGAAAACATCTGAATTAGAATTCTGAATTGAAACTTTTAATGTAGTTGTGTCTGCACGAGCATCTGTTACCATATACTTCTTATCTAGGTTTGCATTGTCAACAGTATACTTTGCTGTAACAAGAGAACCTTCATAGATAGGAAGATTAACAAATCGTGTAACCCCATTGATAGGAGCAACTGTTTGTGCTTCGTTAACTACAAACCCATATGTAGAACCATCAATCTGTGTAGTAAACTTAGTTCCCTTTGCAATCGTTGCTGAACTTCCAGTAAATGAATTAAGTGTTACGTCTACATATGCAACAGCAGTTCGAGCAGAACGTGGAGTATAACCTAAAGTCTTTGCATGGGATACGACTGAAGAACGTAGAGTCGCAGTATCTAAGAATGCTTCGTTGACTGCCATGTTTGC